AAGGCGAAGGGGCGCAGCACCATGAGATACCAGTAGCCGCTCTGCGCCTGCGTGCGATCGGTGATCGGCACGCCCCGGCTGTCGACGATATAGGGCTGACGCTGATCGGCCACGCCGACGACGAAGATGCCGCCGGGGGTGTAGCCTTCGATGTTCGCCTTGTCGGCCTGCTGGCGGAACGTCGTGTGCAGCGTCGGGCCGCCCTGCTGTCCTGCCGTGGGCCACTTGCCGAGCGCCGCTTCGGTCGCGGCCTGCTTCAGCACCGCGAGATCAGCAGCAGGCGGGAACAGCGCCGTAGCGGTGAACTTGCCCTGCGGATTGGGTGCGATCGGCTTGCTGCGCTCGAAGATATTGAGGAAGCTGCCGCGCACCGGGCCGGTGCGATAGTTGCCGTTCGGCTGGCCGTTGGCGTCGACGATCTTCTGGCAGGGGAACTTCGCCCACATTTCCTCGACCCACTTCGGGTCCATGTCGGAGGCGTTCATTGCATAGGTCATAGTCTCGGTTCCTCGGTATCGGTTTCAGTCTCGGTTAGCCGTTGATATCAACGCCCGCAAAGTCTGCGGCCGCACCAGCGGGAACGGCATCCCGCTTGTCCGTGTCGGCGACCATCGTCAGGCCGCTCGAATCCTTCAGGGTGAAGCGCAGCGAGATATCGTCGAGGGCGGCCTTGCGCTCCGCCTTGTCGGTGATCTTCGCCTTCACCAACCGCTCCGCCTCGGTGATCGTCACCAGCTTGCGCGGGAACACGTCGTCGCCCTCGACGCCGTAAACCATCTCCAGATAGGCGGCGATATCGCCCTCTGCGTCGATCCACTTGCGACGGCCCTGCTTGTCGACGAGCTTGAAGCCGGGGATCGCGACGCCCTGCACGAGACAGTTGTAGGCGAACTCGCGAACCTGATTGGCCCATGCGGTGAGCACGTCGAGCCCTTGCAGCAGCGCGGCGATCCGGCCGGTGTCCATGTCCTTCGGCTCCGGCAGCGCCTTGGGGCTGATCCCCGCAATGTCGTGGAAGTCGAGGCCGATGGAAGCCACCACTTCTTGCTGCTTGACGGGGCACACGGCGGCCGCATCGCACCAGCGGCAATGCTCGCCTGCGGAAAGGGCGGGAACGCCGTCAATGATATCGGTGGGGCGCGGAGCACCCGCCACGGGGTCTTCCCGCATCGGGCCTTCGACGGCCTTGGCGCGCTTCACGGCATGCTCGACTTCGGCGACGAACTCCAGAAGCTCGAAGGTGTCCATCGGCCAGGGCTTGACGCCCGGCACGTCATACTGATCGGCGTCGCGGGCGCGCGGCTGCACGATCACAAGCTCCAGTTCGGCGATGTTCCATTCGGGGTGCGAGAGCGCTGCGCCAGCCGCGTAGAACTTTAACTGCGGGCTGTCCTCGACCGACACGCTGACGCCCGCGCCGTGCTTGTAGTCGAAGACGACGAGGCGGCCGAGCGAGGGGTGGTAGACCAGCGCGTCGTTCGCGCCGAACACCTCGCCCTCTTCGGCGCTCCCGATGGGGAGCGCAAATCGCTCTTCGATCAGCAGGATCGGATCGGCGCTGCGGTTCATCTCTTCCTGCACCGCGTCGAGATAGACCTGCACGGCCGCCGCCATCTCGGCCGTGACGATCTTTTTGCTTGCCAGTTTGGGACTGGCTATCTCGTCGCCGATCGACTGCTGCGCGTCGAAGTTCCGGGCGAGCAGGTGCTTCTCGCCGAGCGCGTGGGCGAACGTGCCCTCGTCGGCATAGGCGGAGGAATGGCGCTCCGGCACGGTCTTCACCAGCGCGACGCTGCCAGGGCAGGCGATGACGCGGCCGATCACCGATCCGCCGAAGTCGCTATGGGCCTTGTTTGCGTGTTCCGACATGATCGGCTCTCCGTTGAAGGGCGGGGCCGAAGCCCCGCCTGTTGCGATCAGGCCGCGTTCTTGGCGGCAACGAGGGCGTCGAGGGTGCGGCGCATGATCGACGGATCGTCCTTCGCCTTCTCGACGACGTTGGGCGAGCCGCTGGTGAGGCTCTTGCAGCCCGTCGCCTGTTCGAGCGTCTGCATGGCGAACGACGCGCTCTTGGCCTTCAGCAGATCGGCCATGGCGTCCTTCAACTGCTGGATCGTCACCTCGCCAGCGTCGGCCGCAGCCTGATCGGCCGGGCTGGTGGCCGCCGGGGTGGCCGTGGTTTCCGGTGCCGCAAAGGGATCGACCGGAGCGTCAGAATCGGTCTTCTTCCGGCTCCGGGCGTTTCCCTTGGGGGCCGGTTCGGCCGCAGCAGAGGTGTGCGCGATTTCGGGCATGATGGCGCTCGCGGCGACAGCACCCGAGCGGGCGAAGCGAGCGATCAGTTCGTCGAACTCGCTGACGCTCTCGGCGTGGATTTCAAGACGGATGGGCATTTCGGTGTATCTCCTGTTGGTGAGGACTAACGTGTTATGCGGTAGCAAAGCTGCTGTCAAGCGGGCTTCTTAAGTTTTGCGGCCCATTCACGCAATTCGGCCAGGCGCTCGTCCGACACGCCGTTTTGCGTTTCCGGAGGTATCAGTAGGTTCGGCTGCAACTTTGCGACGTATACGTCCGCAACGTCTTTATCAATTCGCCACTGCCCTCCTACCCATTCTGCGGCAAGTTTACCTTCTCGTAGATCGGCCAAAACACGGCCGCTTGTTATGGCGTGCCCGCCATATATGTATTTCGCGTTCACGTAGGTCATGCTGCTTCTCCATAGTTTTCGATCGAGGCGATGGCGGCCGTCTTTCGCGCGACAGTCTCCGCAACAACCTCGTCAATACTATTCGCCAGAGAAATGAAGCGGGCGCGGACGTTGCGGTTCTGGCCGATACGGTGCACCCGCATGAGCGCCTGCGCGTTGTCGGCCGGAGCCCAACTGCTCTCGAACATGTCGAGATCGCTGGCGGCGGTGAGCGTGAGCCCCGTGCCGGCGGCGCGGATATTGCCGACGAAGACGCGGTGATCGGGATCGTTCTGGAACGACTGCACGGCCGCCACCCGGTCAAGCTCTTTGGTCTTGCCGTCGACGAGCGTGGCGTGCAGCCCCTCGCCGGCCAGGTAGCTCGTGATGATCTCGGCCGCCTTGGTGTGCCAGGTGAAGACGACGAGCTTGTCGCGGCCGCTGCGCAATTCCTCCGCGATCAGCTTCGAGTAGGCCGGAGCCTTGGCCTCGCCGACGAGACGGCGCAGCGTCGCAATGTGCTGCGCGTCGAGGAACGACAGGCCGCCCTGCTCGATCGCGTCAAGGATCGCCTGCTCCAAGCCGGGCCATTCCTTCAGCATGGCGACGATCTCGCGCGTGTCGCCGTCCACCGTCGTCGTGGTGAGGTGGATCGGCGGCAACTGGAGCCCGGCCTGCGCCTTGGTGCGCTTCAGCCGGAAGGCGTCGAGGGCCATCTTCAGTTCGGGGATCATCTCGTCGCGCGGTGTTTGCTTGGCGCTGAAGGTGCCCATGCGGCTCTTGAAGTAGCGGGCAGTGAACGGCCCGAGCCCGAGCGTCGTGCCGCCCACGAAGCGCAGCCACGGCCATACGTCGACGGGATCGTTCGGCATAGGGGTGCCAGTCGCGAAGAAAACGCGAGCCGCCCACCGCGCCAGCCCGTTCGCGCCATCACATTGCGTGCCGAGAATCGCTCTCGTTCGCTGCGAGGTAGGTGTCTTGAGATAGTGCGCTTCGTCGATCACAAGCACGTCGAACAAATCGCCGTGGCGCTCGATCTCGGGTGCCCACTTGGCCGCAAGCTCGTAGCTCACCAGCATTACGTCCGCTCGGCCTTTCAGCCATGTGCCGAGATCGTGAATGTTCTTGGCCTTCAGTATTTTGCGCGGGATACGGGCGAACTTGCGAAACTCGCCCGCCCACACTTCGCGCACGGCGGCGGGGCACACGACTATCACCCGAAACGCCCCGCAACGGTCGAGCGCGCCGATTATTTGCGCGGTCTTCCCGATCCCCATTTCGTCGTGCAGCGCCGCTCGATCCCGGTTCGCCAGAAACTCCGCGCCTTGTATCTGGTAAGGGAATAGCTCTAGAGGCATTTCGCACCTTTGCGCCGATTGTCGGATCGCCATAGCGGTTGAATGTTAGTGTAGTGACACGCCTGCGCCCGCTGCGCCGGGTCGCTAAGATCAAACTTGAACACCGGCTCCGCGCGGCCGCGCCAAAACATGCCGTTGCCGTAGGTGGCGTCGCAATCAAAGCGGCCTTCAGGGACGTGTAGCGCGAGAATCCAATCGAGGATTTCGCCTTGGTCCGTCGAGATGGAGCGAACGACGCTCACCGGCTGGCCTCCCGTGCCCTGCGGGCCGCCGCCTTGCGCTCCGCAGCCGCCTCGCGATTGCGGCGCGCCTGCTCGACGTCCTCCTGCTCTT